AGAGGAAAACGCGACTTTTCTCCGTATGCACACCGACCAGGAAAACCTGACCAAGGCAATCGAAGCCCGCTCCGTGATTTCCGGCATGGATTCCGGCAACAGCGGCATTCTTTCCGTCGAGGAGCCAACGCCGATGCTAAGCTACCGCCAGGCGTTCGAACACTACGTTCGTCGCGGGGACAAGCACATTGACCCGACGACCTACGCGGTACTGACCGGCGGCGAAAAGCGGGGCACCAGCACCATCACCACGGAGACCACGGGCATCATCTACGGCGGCTACGTCGTGCCCACCGAACTTTCCCCGGAGTTCATTCAGACGCTGAAAGCCTACGGAGGTATGTACCAGGCCTCCCGCATCGTGCGCACGGCAGGCGGCGGACTGTGGAATCAGCCCTACGTTGACGACACTTCAACAGCGGCACTGCTCACGGCGGAGGCAAGCGCGACGACCACGCAGGACTTTTCTATCAGCCGCATTCAGCTCAACAGCTATACCTACCGCTCCAAAATCGTCGTTTCCCGCGAATGGTTGCAGGACGAAGCGGTAAACGCGGTATCCGAACTCAACGTAATGCTGGCAACACGCCTGGGTCGCGCGATTAACGCGCACTTCACCACTGGCGACGGGTCATCTAAGCCAACGGGCATCCTGGCAACTTCCGGCGGTGCGCCAACGGGCAAAACCACGGCGAGCGCCACGGCGATCACGGCCACCGAAATTTTGGACTTGATTCACAGCGTTGACCCTGCCTATCGGACGGGGCCGAACGTTGCCCTGATGATGAACGATAGCACCCTGGCCGCTATCAAGAAGCTGACCCTGGGCAGCTCTGATTCCACGCCGCTCTGGGTGCCTTCGATGCGCGAGGGCGAGCCCGCAACCATCTGGGGTTATCCCTACGTCATCAATCAAAGCATGGAAAGCATTGCGACCGGGAAGAAGACAATCGCCTTTGGCGACTGGTCTTACTACGTCATCCGCGAGGTGCTTAACCCGGTATTCGTGCGCACCGATGAATTGTTCCTCGACAATTTCTCCGTCGGTTTCTACGGATTCAGTCGTTACGACGGCAAACTGATTCCGGTCGGCGCAATCAAACTACTCGTACAAGCCTGATGAAGATTAGGCTTAGGCAAAGTCTGGCAGGGGTGAATTTCAACATCCCTGCCGGACAAATTATAGACGTCGAATACGACGAAGGTATGCGGATGATCGCGGCGGGAATTGCCACCGCAGCAGGATATGAAACGGCAGAGGAAAAAGCCAAAATAGAAAATCGTGGCGTACAAGGTAACAACACTTCCGGCGACAGAGGTACTAAGCAGAAGCGAAGTAAAAAATTATCTAAAGGTTGACGTTACAACGGATGACACCCTAATAGATACGCTTATCACTGCCGCGCGGCAATGGGTAGAAAACCATTGCGCCCTGGGCCTACTGCCACAAACTATCCTGGAGACCTTCGACGAACTACCCGCGCCCGGCGTCCTTCGCCTCGGCGTTAGCCCGGTGCGCGACGTGAGCGCAATCACCTACCTGGACACCGCAGGCGCGGAGCAGACGCTTTCAACAGCTATATACAAGGCGGACACGGTGAGCCTGCCAGCGCGTATTATACGCCGCTCCGGTCAAACGTGGCCGGTCGTTAACGAAGAGCAAGCCGCGGCCAGTGCGATATACACGGTGGGCTACGACAATGCCTCCGCAGTGCCGGCACCCATCCGGCAGGCGATGCTGCTCACGATTGCCGATATGTACGATAATCGAACGGACTACATTAAGAAACTGCCAACGGCTGCGGAGTACATGCTCCAGGCTGCCGGGTATAGAATCTGGAACTTTGGATAACCCGACAAAATACCGGAAAAACGAACGCGTTGGCAGACTTGATGAGCGCGTAACGCTGCAGGGCGTAAGCGAAAGCACGAACACCTACGGCGAACGTGTGGAGACCTGGATAACGTTAGCAGAAGTGTGGGCACGGCTTGACTACAATATCTCAAAGAGCCGCGAAGTTGAGGAAGGCGGACAGGAAAGCGCACAACAATACATCAATTTTACGGTCAGGAAGCGCACGGACGTAAACGAAATAACGCGCGTGCTGCATTCGGGCAGAATCTACGATATTGAAGCGATCGCGCAAAGCAACGACGGGCAATACACGGTGATCAAAACGAAATTGGTTAAGCCATGATAGGAAAGGCCTTATACGGAAAACTTAGCGCAACGGCTGCCGTAACGGCGCTCGTTAGTACGCGTATTTTCCCGGACATGGCAACGCAGGATGCAACGTATCCTTTCATTGTATACACCAACGACGCAACGCAACCCACCGACGTAAAGGATAGCGCTTCGCCGCTGGATGTCGTTACGATGAGCGTAATGATATATAGCAACAGCTACTCCCAGGCGCAGGACATTGCCGCAGCGGTGCGCACGGCGCTTGACCGCATGACCGGCACGGTGCAGGGCGTGAATGTGCAAAGCTGCCGCTTTGAAGGGCAAAACAGCGCACAAATGGAATTCGATAAGCACGTTTTTGTCATTGAGCAATCATACGTATTTCGGCACATTAGATGATACTTGAAATCTTGAAGCCTTACTGGAAGTGGAAGCCCGGCGACACGCCGGACGTGAACGAGGAGATTGCAGAGCCGCTAATACAGCAGGGCATTGCGCGGGTTCACGAAGATCAACGCCGCCGCGATTACACGCCGAAGCCGCAGGCCGAAAGCCCGGCAGAGCCGCAAAAAATAGAAGTCAATAACTACTATCTGCCGCCGGAATATTACGAGGCAGACGAAATATCAGAGAAAAAAACATTTTTTCAACGCTTAAAGGATAAGATATGGCAACCGTAGTAAACGGCACTAATTTCAGAATCTACGCGTCTGGCATTGCCATTGGAGAGGCAACGAATTGCACGATGAGCCTTTCTACGGAGACGCGGGAGACACTTACGAAGGATAATGTCGCTTCGTACACCTCCGCCGAGCCCGGCAGGCGCTCCGGCACGCTGCAAAGCGAGGGGCTGATTGCGTTCGATACAACGAACCTGGGCATTGATGATCTTTTCACGCACTACAACGCGGGCACAAAGCTCGTTGTGCGCTTTCAGCCCAATGTTACGGGCACACCTTACTGGCAATGTACGGCGTTCATCACGAGCCTGGAAATGGCCGCAGCGGTGGAAGAAAACGCAACGTACAGCGCAACCTGGACAATCACCGGAGCGGTGGTAATGACAACCTAACAAGAAAAATCCGGTATAAATGAAGGGAGCAAACAGTATCAACATCGAGGGCGGCCAATTACCTTTTTCATTCGGCATGGCCGCCCTCACCAAGTTCTGCGAAGCACATGGATTAAGCCTATCCGAATTTTCAAGCATAGGCGAAAACATGCCGCCGCGCTACATACTTAGTCTCGTGTGGCACGGGCTGCAAGATGGTGCCAGGAAGGAAAGAAAAGACTTTTCTATGACCCTTGACGACATCGGCGACCTGATTGACGAAAACCCGGCCATGCTGCAGCAAGCCATGGACATGATCGCCATAGCCATGCAGGGCACGGGAAACGCGAAAGCCCCGGCCAGGAAAACCGGGGCGAAGCGCTGACCCTGCAAGCCCTGCAGCGCGCGGCGTGCGGATGGTATGCAATGCCGCTATCCGATTACTGGGATAGCGACCTTGCAACGGTGGTCAACGTCATACAAGGCCGCCGGGAGGCAGAGGAAGGCAGGGAGCGGGGTGAATGGGAGCGCGCGCGGTGGCTCGCCGGGGTCTTCCTGCAGCCGCACATGAGCAAGGGGCGCACGCTGAAAGCGCAAGACCTCGCCGTATTCCCCTGGGAGCGCGAGGAAAAGCCCGTCGCGGTGCCGGGCGCAGGGCGGGGCAATGACCGGGAATTGTTCGACCGTTGGGACGATGAAATGAAAAAGCAATGGCAGATGTAAATATTACCGGAATACAAGAATTGCAGCAAGGTCTTAATACTTATTTGCGCGGTGTTAGCACACCAAAGCAAAAAATTAGAATACTTGCAGCCGGAGGCCAGGTAATTAAAAGAACTGCCGCAAAAGCGCCAACACCAAAAAGTAAAAAAGTACACTATTACTATCCTAAAAAGGGCGCTAACCGCGTGGCTATTTTTCCGGGCAACCTTAGAAAGTCTATCAAGGTTTTTCGCGGTAAAGATGGTGATGTTTATGTAGGCCCAAAGGTTCTTAGAAGATTGTCAGGGCTTTCTGAAATTGGCAAAAACGCAAAGACTTCTTCGGGTTATTACGCTTCAATGATATACGGCAAAGCATCCCGATTTAGAATTGCGATACTTGAAAATGCGATTGCCACAAATTCGGCCAAAATATTAAACGCTATCCAAACTACTTACGCTAAGATTCATCGGCAAACAACAAGATAATGGCGGGGAATACGATTAATGTTAGTCTTTTGCTTGATACAGCCGCTTTTCAGCGGTCATTAAATAGCGTTGAAAGAAGGCTAAACAATTTTTCGCGCACCGCCTCCGCTATCGGCACCAACCTCACGCAAAGCATCTCCCTGCCCCTCGCTGCCCTGGCCGGATCCGCTGTTACCGCGTTCGGCGAGTTCGAAAGCCTGGAGCGTGCCTTCGCTGCCGTGGCCGCTGAAGGCACAAACGTGAGCGAAGAAATAGAACGCTTGCGCAAGATAGCCCAGGCTCCCGGCCTTGGCTTCAGCCAGGCGGTACAGGCATCCACGCGCCTGCAGGCGGTCGGTCTTAGCGCCGGGCAAGCCGCGCGGGTCGTTGAGCAGTTCGGCAACGCGGTAGCAAGGTCAGGGGGCGGGGCGGAATCCCTGGACGGTGCGGTGCTGGCACTGACGCAGATTGCATCGAAGGGCAAAATTTCAGCCGAAGAAATTAATCAGCTTAGCGAACGTATTTTTGAAATACGCCCGGCGCTGCAGGCGGCCTTCGGCACGGCGGATAGCGAGCAGTTGCAAAAGCTGGGCATTAGCGCGGAGGAATTTATTGCGCGTACCACCGAAGAACTGGCGAAGCTGGAGCGGGTCAACGGCGGCCTTGCTAATAGCTTTGAAAATTTCC